AGCATTTTGGACAATGTTTTGTGTTGTAAATCCAGTGTAAGATACACCCATTATCGAAAATATGTCCGTTGTGTCTAAAACTGGTAATTCCTGTGAATATGTACCTCCAGATATTAAAGTATATTGTTTTTCAAAATCATTTAAATTAATTTTTTGATCGGCAACATATATGTATTCATTAAACTCAACTAATGCTTCTGGTGCACCAATTAACCTTAACAATATTTCAATTGATTTTCTTGTACCTTTTGATTTGAAAAGATATGCAGAATTAAGTATCAAATTTCTATAATATTGATAATTTAATTCTTCTGGTGTTTGCCCAATACCTACACCAGTAAAACTATTGGCACCTGGTTTAAAAACAGAATCCAATAAATTTTCATTTGTTATTGGTGAAATATTTGTATTCCATCCCAGAGTTTGTGCTAAATTTTTTAATAATTGTGACGGTATATCGTTTTTGATAATATAGTGAACACTATTCATATTTGGTAATGCCAAAATAAATTTCATTGATTCATCAAAACTTCTACCATATATTTGTAGAATTTTTTCCATTTTTTGATCATCAGTATCAAACTCTTTAAATGCACCTGTTATTAAAAATCTTGATATTAAATTTGTTCTAAATGAATCTAAATTACTAGCAATTTCGTTTAGGTCAGTAAGATATGTGTTGAACCTTTCAGATTCTATATCTAAATTCCAAGGACCGTTTTTTGGGAATGTTAAGTTTCTTGTTGTTAATGAATATGTTCCGTCATCATCAAAATTAGCAACAGTAAATTTTGCGGTATATTGTGGTACAGTTGACCTATTTAATAAAAATTTTTCAACCTCATCAAACTCTTCGTTAAAAGTTTTACTTGTATAAAAATCATTTGGTCTAATTGTGATTGTTTGATAACTAATTTGATTACCAGAAAAAGGATTACCATTAACAATAATATTTAAACTTGTTGATGTTTGTGTTGTTGGTGTAAAACTTATAATGTCGTATGCTTTATTGTTTATATATAGGGCATACTTTGTATATTCTCTTGTGAAATTTCTAAGTGGTGATACACTAACTTCTCTTAATTCTAAATTTCTTGTCGAATTGATTGAAAAATCGATGTCAAATGGGTTTCTTAACCCGTCCAAAGGTATTTGAAGGGTCGTTTCATCTTCAATCTGATTGTATGAAATATTATTTGCTGTTTCCCTAACAATAAACCCTGGACTATATTCAAAAGAATCTAAAGAGGCTGGGAAATAGTTTATTATATTCGTAATTGATGCTGAAATTCTTTTAACGAGAGAACCATAAAGTGAAAAATTTGTAACTTGTGTTAAATCAAAATTTGGATAAACTCTAAAATTTTTTGCTTGTATTTCCCTTGACTCTAAAACACTTGTTATATTTAAAGTATCTAAATTTATTGGGTCAGAAAATGAACCGATACTAAAAGTTCTATTTTGTTTTTCAGTTAAACTTTCTGTAAATTCAAAATTTCCTTGGGTAAAACCACCACCATCGACAAGTTGGAACCCAACTAAATTGTCTGAAAAGGTACCAGAACCAGAAGCTGGTTGTGGTGGACAAGTATATTTTTTTAAAGCCATTATCCAGTTATATTATTAAAAGCTTTACTGAAATCTATATTATTACCTCTGTCTTGTCTTACTTCATATAGTAAGTCATTAAATTGGTCTCTTATTTCATATAGGTTGTATTGTTTGTATATATTATTATCACTATCATAGATTGTATAAACACCGTCGTCAATTGATTTGGTTTGGTTACCATAAAGAGCAATTGCAAGTGTTGATATGTCTTGATCAACAATTTCAATTTCAGTCGTTATTGGATTAAAAAATGTATTTGAAATTATTATATTTTGATTTGGTTGTCCAATAAATGGTGTCGCATTTGGTTTATTGGTTGGTGATGAAGAAGGTGATAGTGTACAAAATAATAAATTTGTTGTACCTTCAACATAAATGTATCTAATTGATTTTTGTGATGTATTTGTAAGATTTTGAACCACTGGTTCACAATAAAATGAAGATGTTATAATTCTAAAAAAATTAGGAATTTTTGTTCCATCACTATTCAAATACTCAACTCTAAAACCAACCAAACCTTGATTTGTAAATTTATTTCTAAATTGTGAAGGCACATTATTTAAATCAATAACAATCCCTTTAACATTTGGTAATGCTGATAATATACCACAATCAGTAATTGTTGTTCTTATTTCCGCTGGTTTAATATACAATGTGTATATTCCCAATCTATTAAAAACATCGGCAGGTAATTTTAAATTATATAAACCACCAAGAATTTCATTGCTTGAACCACCAGTACTTGTATTATGAAAGTACGGTTTTAAAATAGATTTCGCATCCAATTTTGTTAATACAAAATTATTAGTTACATCACGACTTGGTGTATAATTTAATATGATTTCAACATCATCCGGACTAACATCCGCGCTTCTTATTGTACCGTAACTACCTGTTGCCACTTTCTAAATTTTAAAATTTGTTTATACCTTTTAGTAATAAATACTTATGCTGTATCTTTTTTGACTTTGAAAAAACCGTAACCATACTTTTCTAAATCCCCAACATTATCAATTTCCCCAATCCTTTCAATGTACTCCAAAACGGCCTGTTTTCCTCTTTCAACAAAAACATTTGTTTGAACTTCCGGTTGGTCAATAACATTTATTAATGCTTCATTTTTTGTAATTGCTGATAATATTAAATCGTTTTGTGTTAGACCAGATGAATATGTTACATATAAGGTATAATCTTCAAAGTCAAAATAGTCAATATTGTTAATTGTATATGCAGTATATATGTTAGTTGGGTCTGGACCCCAAACAGTTCCAACACAACCAGTTGTACCAGTTACTTGGACACCTATTTTAAATTTACCACCATATAAATTATACTTTGGGCCATACTGTGCTAAATCATTTATTGATGATTCACTATATCCACTTATAATAAATGGTACTTGTGTGTAATTTGAGCTGTAAAAATCTGCTAAATTTGTGTTTGAGTCACCACTAAATATATAATCATAACTTATTGGTGTACCACTCCAATTACCACCAGATGGTATAAATGTTGCAGTACCATTTGGGTTTTGTATTGTAGTACCAGTAAATGGTGTTGTTACTGTTTTTTCGACAATTGATATACCCCAAGGTGAATTTGCTGTCATTTTAATTACATATGTCCCAATTGAAGGTGGGTATGTGTGATTTATTGGTCCAGGAGTTGTAAGGGTTATTTCTGGCGACCCATCACCCCAATTAAGTTTATATGTTATTAAACCTAAAAACTTCATCATTTCAACATCAGATGTGTTATAAAAAATATAAGTGTATGGGTTCAATGTATTTGCTGTAAATATGAAATTATTTATTACGTCTTTTTGTAATACGGCACCATCGAAAACAGAATAATAACCAATATCAACAGCCGTTTGTGTAAACATTATTGGTATTGTAAGTCCAGTAAGTAAAGACGTACCATTTGTACCACCTGATAATACATCTTTCATACTTAAATAAAGACCAGTTGTACCGGTAATTGTATTTTCAGTTGTTGCTGTTATAAAACAACAATTATCAATATCATATATTACTTCAGTTCCTGCGGTATAGTTTACATTTACTAAATCCGCTAAAACATTTTCTGGCGATATTTTAAAATAATATTTTTGTTCTTCCATTATGGGTTTACATATTCATACCAGGTTATTGGGGTTGACACATCACCAACCCTTGTGTTTGTTGTTGTTTCCAATACTTCATAAGTGTTTGATGTATAATCAAGATTTAATTTGTAGTAAAAATAATTATCACCCAAAAAATTAAATTTATTTGGTGTTATTTGTGGTTGTGGTGTGTTTGTCATTACACTATATTGTCCAGTTCTACCATTAAAAAATTTAGCTGACATATAAAATTCAGATATATCAATGAACTCTCGTTTTCTTAGCCAATAAATAAAAAAACCTTCTTTATCACCAATATAATCCAAGTTAAATTTTGGCTTCCTAATATCAACTGGTGGTAATAAAGGTGAAACCACAACACCTGTTTGAAATTGTCCTTGTTGTACTGGTAAAATTATTGTGAAGTATAGTGTTTGTGTTTTATCTTGTGGTGTATCATAAAAGTCAAGTTTGAAAAACGATTTTGTGAATGGTTTTGAAAAATAATAAACTTCATTTGGTGTAAAACCTTCATTTAAATATGTTGTACCCCAATTTGCTTGTGTTACGGTATTTGCTGTTATTGGTTGTGTATTATCATAAAAATAAAACTCATAGTTTATTTCTGTTGATTGGTTTTGAAATTCATTATGTACGAACCTTGTTGTTTCAAAATCGTTAGCAATACCAAGAATTTCCTTTATCATTTTTTCTTGATATTCTTCGATACTATCATCCCTACCAGTAAAATCCCATTTCATTTCAACTGGTATGTTGACAAAATTATCACTTTCTGGTAATAATATTTTTAATTTATTCACACTCATCTATTGTTGGTTCTTGTATTTCACTTATGTTTTGTAATCCAATTCCTTCAGGATAAACCCTAAAAACATAGTTTGAATATGGATAGTGTTTACCATTTAAAAATGGGTAGTCAACTCCAATATCTGAAGTATCGACATATCCATATTCATATATATCCCTCCATCTAAAACTATTTGATAGGTTTGAGTAGTAAGCATATTCCGGTATTCCAATAACACCTTCAGCTGGTGCTTCTTCTATATAGTCAGAAAAAACTCTTATGGTTAGTTTTGAATGTGGTTTATAATAATATCCTAAAGGGTTTGTTGGTGGTGCTAATGATGGTACATTAAAATAATTATTATTGAATGTTATTTTATGGTTTATCTCTGAAATAACTCTTTCTATTTGTTCGTAATCGTTCCATTCACAAAATGCACCGTCTATAATGTCGCCAGTTTTTAAATTGTCATTAAAAAAGAAAGGACCTACTGTTGGTAATGTATTTGAATTATATGATATTTGGTTTATACCAGTAATTGACAAAGGGTTTGTTTGATCCCACCAAGGATTTGGCTGTGTGTTAATTAATGGTGTATTAAAATCAAAACCTTGTTTTAAATCTTTTGTCCAACCAAAATAACCTTTCCATATTGTTGTAAAGAATAATTCTGTTATTGGTCTTTTTTGATTATCTCTTAATGGATTAATATCGATATCACAATTAAATGATAATGTATAACTTTGGTTTCCTTCTTTGACTGATGTTCTATCTTGATTATTTGGTGTTAATACGGCTTTTTCAAATTTATTTACAGTTCTAAAGTTATTCAATTCAAATCCAGCTTTAACAACTACAGCACACTCGGCTTCTGTTAATATTTTATGTAATCTAACATAATATTTTGATGTTGTCTCTCCAGTGTTAGCATCATTTATTGTTCTTTTGAAATTGCCTATTGTTCCTGTTTGAAATGTTGTTCCTGTGTAACCAATATTATCAATATTGAAAATGTACTTTTCACTATCATAACCGGTGTCCCCAATACTACTAACTTGAAAAATATTATTACCGTTATATAAAAATGGTAATTGTACATACTCACCTGTGTTCAATCCGTGTTCCATTGGACATTTAAAGGAAATTTCATTCGGATTTTGATCTGTACCAATTTTAATATAAAATGGTATTCCTTCATTTGCTAACCAATACCAAGAAGCCAATGTTTCTGGGTCTATGGAATATAATGGTTTATCAAAATCATTATTAAAAGCATAAGAAAGATAATGTGTCCAGTTATATGTGCTAGCACTTTTATTTATAAAATTAATATGATTATTTGGTGGTTTGGTATAACCAATTGTAGTATTGTCAGTGCGAACCAAATCAAATTCAAAATATTGTGGATAACCTTCCCAAGGAGTATTTGGAATTGTAATTTGTGAAACAGCATTATCTATTGGGTTTGTATAAAAAAGATTGTCCCTAAACGGTGTGTATTGTGTGGTGCCAATTAGTTCATTTTTGAAAATAAATGAATATTTACAAGATGGTCTAAAAATTGTTGATTCTTGTCTTTCTCGATTAAAAACATTTTGTAAACTTAAGTCAACATTTCTATCAAATTCTACATAATCCTTTGATGTCATTTCAAGCGGAATATCGATAGAAATATCTTGATTTTGTGAAGACGCAAATCTTTTTTCACCAAGTACAATATTTGTTGTATTATCAATTCCCATTATTCTTCCGCAGTTTCTATATATATTTTTATAAATCTATTTAATGCTGTTTTACCATTTTTTAAACCAAAATAAAAATGATTAGGACCACCAA